CTATACGACCCCATTACTTGTGTGTCGAATCAAGCTATTGCATACAAGGATCAGATGACTGGGGAGGTTAAACCGCTAGGAGATTGGTGCCTACTGTCTCCAATACCCCAAGAAGATGACGTTACCTCAGACGTTATTGAGGTTGTGCAGTTCAAGAAGAAACCCCCGAAGACGGCTAAGCTCTGGCGCGGAAACGCGCAGACCATGGAGATGGGATTGACTGAGGGTGACATCGTAGGGTTCAAAAAGAATATGGACTATAGTTTAATGATCGATGGCCAAGAAAAGTACAGGGTCGACGCAGGGGACCTCCTCTTCGTTTACAACGATTGACGCAGCCAAGCGCCTGATGGCAAGTATGGAAGTGGCCATCAATAACATGATTGAGGAAATTAAGAAACCCGTCGATCAGGATCTCAATGGTGCTGGTCGTAAAGCTGAACTATCCTCAATAAAGCAGACTGCTTTGGACTGTAAAGAGCTTGTGGTTGAGCGTCAGAGGCTGGAGCAAATGATCAAGGATCTATCCACAAGTGGTGAATTAAGTGCGGATAATGACTATTCTGGTGGTTTCGCAGAACGATATTCAAAATGAGCTGGCAAGCAGAAGATTGGGATGACTTAATGCTCACCCTAGAAGAAGAGGAGTGTCTCCTCGCAGATGGTTTTGAGTTGGCCCTTATCGGTGTGACCGTGGGATCCAACCCCGTGGCCGTATATGACACAAACCGCATGTTGTACGTGCTGGTGCATAGAGATGAGATGACTGAAGAGGAAGCCAGAGAGTATCTGGATTTTAATGTCATCAACGCATATGTAGGCGAGAAGACTCCAATCTTCGTTGACTTGGATTGGGTTAGAGCTTGTACGCTCATTCAGGATCCGCCGAAAGCACCAGAGGTTGAATGAGGTCGGTTTGCTTTTTCATGGTGTATCACAAGCGCCCGAACGTGACGCGCATGGCGATAGACCATATGGCCGATACGATACAGCTATTCAATCAAGAGGGGATTGAAGCCGAGGGTATTGTCATAGGGAATTCAAAAGTAATAGCTCGGTTCTGTTACGAACGGGGCATCACGCATCTCGACTTCCCGAACGACCCCGTATCCAACAAGTTCACCTACGCTTGGCTCATGGCTGTGCAGCGCGATAGGGATTACATATGCTGGTTAGGTAGCAATAACTTGCACGGTGATGGGTACTGGGTGTCGGCCATAGAAAAGATCAAGGGTCATAAGGTGGCTACCTTTGGGACACGGAATTGTGTCATCATAAGCACAGATCCAGATAATCAACGGACCTGCTTGTTCCATCCCAAGAAAGGATATCTGATTAGCTCTGGTCAATTCTTCCTGACATACAGCTTCAAGCACGCCGTGAACATACTTACGGTGTATGATATGGATCAGCAGTTCAACTTCGATGGGAAGATCCTCGATTGCTTTACCGATACATGGGGCAGTCAGATTGTGGAGGAACTTACGTTTGATGAAGAGGACTGTTTAGACATTAAGACCGACTACAACATCCACAGCTACGAGTCGTACATGGGTCTATATCCCGACTATGAGGATTCACGCTTCATAATCCCACGATTCCCAAGGCTCAAGCTATTCATGACGGGGTATTATGATTGAGTACTTTTGCTCCTGTAGCTCAGTTGGATAGAGCATCTACCTTCTAAGTAGACGGTCACGGGTTCGAATCCTGTCAGGAGTACATGGATAATCTAATTAAAATAAAAGACTATGAGGATTGGGCTATCTGCATATGTCCCAACGGTACGATTGGTGAAGTTATCGAACTCAGTGGGCTTGTCATTGTGCTCCCCAAAACGCCTAGTAAAAAGTCCATCCTATTTCACGAACTACCACGGGCAGATCAGAAATGGACTAGACAACCTGTACCGAGTGAGCTATCGCGTATACGTTCTATGGATGAGTGGGCAGAAACACCCAGAGAGTTCAGAGAAAAGTGGCGTCCATATATCGAAGAGGAATTTCGCCGTCGTCGCGAGGGCATTTGGTTTTTTAATGACGGTATCCCTACATACATCACGGGTCGTCATTACATGATGCTTCAATGGACCCACCTCGACGTGGGCCATCCGTATTACCTAAACTTCCAAAGGGAGATCTTCTTACATTTAGCAGCGTGTGAGGCGGACCCTCGGTGTTTGGGCCAGTTGTATACCAAGTGCAGGCGTTCGGGATATACGAACATATGCTCTGCTGTCCTTGTAGATGAGGCTACCCAAGTAAAAGACAAGCTGCTGGGTATCCAGAGTAAGACAGGTAAGGACGCTCAGGAGAACATCTTCATGAAGAAGGTGGTCAATATGTTCCGCAAGTACCCATTCTTCTTCAAACCTATCCAAGACGGTACCACCAATCCACGTATGGAGTTAGCCTTCCGTGAGCCATCAAAGAAGATCACCAAGAAGAACAAGACCGCTCAAGCTGGTGAAGCTTTGAATACGGTGATCAACTGGAAGAATACCACCAACAACGCCTACGATGGAGAAAAGCTGCACATGTTATATCTGGATGAGGCAGGCAAGTGGGAAAGGCCGGTAGACATCCGCGATGCATGGCGCATTGAGCGTACCTGTCTAATCGTGGGTAGGAAGGTGATAGGGAAAGCTATGGTCGGAAGCACCGTAAACCCTATGGACAAGGGGGGTGCGGAATACAAGCAGTTGTGGAAAGACTCCGATCCCTTAGAACGCAACGCTAACGGAAGAACTAGAACGGGTTTGTATCGGCTATTTATACCAGCATACGAATCGCTAGAAGGTTTCTTCGATGAATACGGGAATGCCATTATTGATTCGCCAGAGAATGACGTGCTGGGAATCGATGGTGAGTACGTTCACATGGGAGCTAAGACCTACCTCAAAAACGAGCGCGATAGCCTAAAGAGTAACGCATCGGAATTGAATGAGGTGGTGCGCCAGTTTCCGTTTACGACAGACGAAGCGTTTCGTGACAGCATAGAAAGCAGCCTATTCAATATTGGCAAGATATACGATCAAATATCCTATAACGATGATCTATTCCCAAACCCAATCGTCAGGGGAAACTTCGTCTGGAAAGGAGGAGAAAAAGACACCGACGTTGTCTTCCAGCCCGATGCAAACGGGCGCTTTTATACCTCTTGGCTCGCCCCGCCTGAAATTAGAAATGTCAGAAAAGAATTCCGAGGAAAGCTCGTGGCGCCCCACGCACACATTGGCTGTGGTGGTGTGGATAGCTATGATATTGACGCTACTGTGGATGGCAGGGGGTCTAAAGGAGCTCTTCACTTATTTAACAAATTCAATATGAACTACCCCTCCAACCATTTTGTGTTGGAGTATGCGGCCCGCCCGCCACTGGCCAAGATCTTCTATGAAGATGTGTTGATGGCTGCGTTTTTTTATGGGTATCCTCTTCTCATTGAGAACAATAAGTACGGTATTGTTAGGCACTTTGAAGAAAGGGGCTATGATGGGTACCTCATGGAACGACCAGCTGCTCTTAAAAGCAATTCTATCAGAGTTAATGTCAAGACTAAAGGCATTCCGTCCAACTCACAGGACGTGATACATACCCACGCTCAATGCATTGAGTCTTATATACACGACTATGTTGGCTTTAACGTGGATAAAGGAGACCATGGGTCTATGTATTTCAATCGAACGCTAGAGGATTGGATCAATTTTCGTATTGACAAGAGAACCAAATATGACTTGTCGATTAGCTCTGGTCTCGCGCTGCTTGCGGCGCAAAAAAATGAAATACAAAAAGAGTCTTCAAGGTTCAATGAGTCCAAGTTCTTTAGGCGTTATAAGCCCATTGGATGAATTTATATATTTGCAGTTAACTGTGAGGTCCGCAAATGTATACTAACAATTCTGTCAAGGCTGGCTTCCCTGATCCGTTGGCGTCTCGTGATGAGAAGCTGAAAAAAGAATATGGCCTCAGGTACGCCAAAGCCATTGAAGATCAGTGGGGCGACGTCAATGAGAAGGGTTCTGTTTACGGGAGGAGGAATCAGATATTTGAGCGTAACCGCGATTACGCAAACGGTACTCAAGACACCAACATCTATAAACGTCTTCTGACAAACCTTGATCCCAATGCTGGGGACGGGTCGCTGTTGAACCTTGACTATACCCCTGTACCCATCCTGCCGAAATTCGTAAGGGTGGTGGTGAACAACATCCTCGGAAAGAGGCTGTATCCCAACCTCGAAGCTGTAGACTCCGTATCCCTGAACAAGAAGGATGAGGAGAAGAACCGCATCATGAATCAGGTGCAGACTCGAGATAAGCTGATTGAATTGAAGCAGAAGACGGGCATTGTCTTGGATAAGGATCCTGAGCAGCTACCCGCATCTACGGAGGAGGCGGAGATCTTCATCAATACCAACTCAAAGCTCGATGCGGAAATCGCCGCTCAGGTCGCTACTGATATGACCTTGAGCTGGAACAAGTTCGATGAGAGCACGTTCCGTCGCTGCGTGAACGACTTGGTCACCTTGGGTATGGCTGTGGTCAAGCGCCGCAACGACCCCAACTATGGTATCGTAGAGGAGTATGTCGATCCGGTGAAGTTCGTTCACAGCGTAACTGAAGACCCGAATATGGACGACTTGGTCTATGCAGGACACTTCAGGAAGATCACGGTGTCAGAATTGTTGCGCCAGTCTAACGGTGAACTGTCGGAGGAGGAGATTAAGAAGATCATGAAGGTCGCCCGCCCAAGGGGAAAGGACGATTACAATTACTACAACGTTCCAGACAAAGCTGATCGCTACGACGAGTACACTGTGCAAGTCATGGACTTCGAGTTCATGTGCTTGGAGAAGATGCACTACGAGGAGAAGGAAAGCCGATACGGTAATTCCGGCTTTTATTACAAGGGTTTCGACTATAAGAAGAAAGAGGGAGGTGTGTTTTCACGTACCCCTCACTCCATGGACACCATGATGGTGTACGAGGGCAGCTATGTCTGCGGTACTGAATACATCTTCAACTACGGTCCGCAGGCTAACATACCTAAGAACATCCACGATCTCAGCCGTTGCACGCTTTCATATTCGTGCGTAGCAACTAACATCAATCGCAACATGCCCAAGTCGCTGGTCGATGGTTGTACGGGCTTTGCGGATATGCTGCAGATCACGCACTTGAAGTTGCAACAAGCCATTGCCAAAGCGAAACCTGATGGTCTGGTAATCGACATTGAGGGTTTGGAGAATGTGGAGCTCGGTAAGGGCGGCGAACTTCAGCCTTTGGAGTTGCACGACATCTACGAGCAGACGGGTGTATTCTATTATCGCAGCAAGAACCCTGAGGGTGGATTCCAGAATCCTCCTGTCCGAGAGATTGGCAACAGCATTCGCAACATCAACGAACTGATTGGTTTGTACAATCACTACTTGAGGATGATCCGCGATACTACGGGCATCAATGAAGTCGTAGACGCCAGCTCACCTAAGAGCGAAGCGCTGGTCGGAGTACAGCAGCAGGCTGTGGCGGCTAGTAATAACGCTACCTATGACATCACCCATGCCTCGCTAGTACTGTACAGAAAGGTGTGTACCGATATTGTCAAGTCTCTGCAGATACTTCCTCCAGAGAGCACGGTATTCAAAGCTTACGAGCAAGCTATCGGAAGTGAGAAGATGAATATCCTTGCCTCTTTCCGTCAACTACCGATGTACAACTTCGGTGTTATGGTCACCAAGGACATGGACGACAAGGAAAGAGCGTATATGGAACAGAACATTCAGATTGCTCTTTCTCAAAAGGAAATCGATTTGGAAGATGCTATTTCCATTCGGGAGATGAGGGATGTTAATCAAGCCGAAAGACTACTCGTTGTTAGAAGGAATGCCCGCATGAAGCGCATGCAAGAGCAGGCAATGCAGAATGCACAGATGCAACAGCAGCAAGCTCAGGTTGCAGCTCAAGCAGCGGCTCAGTCAAAGCAGCAGGAGTTGCAAATGCAAGCGCAGTTGGATGCTCAGAAAATTCAGCTTGAGTCTCAGGCTGAGATTGCAGTTGCTCAGGCAAAGCACGAGATGTCTAAGGAAATGGAGGCGATAAAGGCTCAGCTTTCTATGATGAGTGCATCAAATTCCAATAATATTCGTAAAGAAATGGAATCTTTCAAAGAGGATCGCAAGGATGAGCGCGTGAAAAAACAAGCAGTGGAGCAGAGCAAGTTGATTTCTCAGAGGCAAGGCAATCGTGGGGAGTTAGATGAGGAGCCCATAGAGCGCGAATCAAATCTCGCAAAGATTATGGAACTAATGGGAAATTGAAATGGCATCAGTAAATCTTGATACAGCAGACCAGTTGAATATCACCTGTAGACAGGGTGATACGTTTGAAATTTCTTTGACCCTAAAAGATTCAAGTGGAACCGGATTGCCGTTGGTTACCGACGATTATAAATTTCTTATGCAAGTCAAACAAAGAGGTGCTAATAGGCGTAAGAATATCCCTGTTAGAAATCCTTTGATTTCTCAAAGAGTACCTCTTTCTGTTGGCGGTGGCGGTGAGAGCGACGACGATACATCTATTACTGATGGTGTCGCAAACACTGATGGTATTGTGATTGGTAGTGCGGAGCAGGGAGTAAAGGGGCCAGTAAACTTTACTTTTTCAAACAAGGATAACAGTGGTAATGTCACTATTAGTCTTTCTGCCTCAGACATGAGGAAGGTTGCTGCCGGATCGTATGTCTACGACCTCCAATACATTAAAGGGGATTCGCAAAAGACGGTACTTGAGGGTTCTTTCAGAGTTAATTCTGACATCTCTAAAGCCCTTTAATTATGGCCACGGAGATCACAGTTTCTGGTGGCACGCTAGTTACGGTTACAGTACCTACAACTGGATCAGTATCTGTAGCTAACGTAGGGGGCAAAGGCGCTAGAGGCGCTACAGGTCCCACGGGGCCCACAGGTTCCGCAGGTCCTACGGGCACTACGGGCACCACTGGTGCTACAGGTGCTACTGGCCCTACAGGTCCGACGGGTGCCGCTGGCACAAACGGTACTAATGGAGTGGACGGAGCCACTGGCCCTACGGGTCCCACAGGTCCTACTGGTGCTACTGGAGCAGACTCTACTGTAGCAGGTCCCACTGGAGCTACTGGTCCCACTGGCCCCACGGGGGCTACTGGAGCTGATTCTACGGTTGCAGGCCCCACTGGCCCTACTGGTGCTACGGGCCCCACAGGCGCCGCTGGTACAAATGGTTCCGATGGCGCTACAGGTGCTACGGGTCCAACAGGTCCAACAGGTCCCACGGGTGCCGCTGGTACAAACGGTACTAATGGTACTGACGGTGCAACAGGCCCCACTGGTCCGACGGGCCCAACAGGAGCCAATGGTGGGACCGATATTGTATTGGATACAACGCCTCAGTTGGCAGCGGACTTGGACATGTTCACCAACTCGGCAGAGCTGCTGGTCACTGGCAACGTGTATGTCTTTAGGTACCACACAGGAGCAGCGGCTACCAATTATGGACTGTTCTTTAATCTGACAGCCGCGAGTTATGAGTTGTTAAACGGCTCTGGGGTTGAGGTCTTTTCGGTAAACGCGAACACAGGCGTAACTAAGATTTCCAATGCCTACACGCTTCCCACTTCGGACGGAACCAGCGGTCAAGTGCTCGCCACGAATGGAGCTGGAGCTCTATCATTCACGTCAGCAGTAGGACCTACTGGAC